GCATTCGAGCTGAAATTCATTTGCAAACATAAGATAATACATATATTCCGAAGTCATAAATTTTGGACCTCGCTGACCTCTCGGCGAATAATTTTCAGTTATTATTGTAGCCGTCATGGGGTCATGTATATAGTCATTTATTTTTTGTATTTGCGATGCAGTTAATAATGAAAATGCATTATCATCCACTTTACTTATGCACATACACTTTATATAGTCAAGTAATTCTTCACCAGTTAACTGGGTTCCTAAAAACGGTTTGTGCCATTTGGACTCCCATTTTGATATAGAAATCAAAGAATGTTCGAGGGACAAATGCGCCTCTCGAACTTCTATGAATTCATACGTTTTTTCGTTAAATAACGTCCCAGAAGGGATATCTATGTTAAGCATTTTTTGCTACAGATTCAGCGGCCAATGCTTTAATTTCTTCTTCGTTAATATCTTTTTGCATTTCTGCGGGGAGAATGCCCTTAATGAATGCAATTGCGGTATCGTCGCTGGTAACGAGTTCCATGAACATTTTATTATACGCATCAGTGCTCTTGAAATCAAGAAGCGCTTCTTCGCTCTTACGGAAGTATTTACCGTCAAGAGAACGAACACCGTATGACATATTAATAAGCTGCTCTATAACGTCTGCGATCGCTTTACCATCTTCAGCATCGGTTATTTTTTTCCAGAATTTTTGAAGACCGCCTTCATACTCGTAATTGAGTTTTGCGAGTTCGCTTTCCGAAATATGAAAACAAAAGTCCTCAGTTCTTTCGTGTCCGTCTGCGTAATCTGTGAATGTAATTCTTTTTACTAGCATGTTTATGCTCCTTTCATGTATTAAAAAATAAAGGAGGAGCACAAAGCCCCTCCCTTTTTATAGCTGTAGCGTATATACGGTTTAAGACTCTACAACTGTAATGTTTACTTCTTTTTCTGCAGCATTAGTAAATGGTGTCGCTGAAACTCTCGCCGTAATTTTTGTTGTGCCGCGTCCAACTCCGCGTACAGTAACCGTACCGCCTGCAACACTGTCGATTTTAGCAATACTGGTATCATCGATTTCGAATGCCAACTCACCAGCGCCAGCGTTATCAGAGAAACTGATGGATGTAACGGCGCCTACAGCAAGATCTGAGACTACAATAGGATCAGAAACAATCGTTACATTCTGTTTTGAACTGCTATCAGGGTTTGCTTGGTCACCGGTGATTCCATTTTTAATAATGTCTACAACCTCGGATGGATAAGGAAGTCGTCCTTCGTATACGGTATTGTCACTTCCTACATATCCATACATTATCTTTTTAAGCTCTTCATAATTCTCGGGATTTGAGACTTCGCTCTTTGTAATTGTAATTGTTGAGATCGCTTCTTTTTCAAGACCCGCGATAACTGTTTTTGAAACGTTAAGCGGTGTAGATGTAACCTCCCATGAAAAACTAATACCCTCTGGAGAATCATTGATCGTGCTATACGATCTCTCTGAGGGAGAAGCAGAACAGCCATACCAAATATGAAGCTTCTCGTCATCATCCGCTGATGTAGCTGTATCATTCATAACCTGAGATTCAAAGCTAAATCCGAACGAATCTCTTCCCTGCTGTCCGAAATGCACACCAGGAGCGCCTTGAGGCTCCGCAGAACCGTCGCATTTTGCAAATGTAGGCGGATATGCAAAAGACTCAATTGTACCGCCAAATGTTTCTGCAGATCTAAGTGTAGCGTACTTAATATCATCAGCATATACGTCGTTTGCTTCGGCGCCGGCAGGTGTTTCTGTTACCGCTGTAAGACCGTTCCAAACTTCCGCATGGCCGTAATAATATTTAGATTTTTCATAATCACTTGCTGTGCTAAGAGGCTTTGAACCGCTACCTTTTGTATACAATACACCGTGGCGGTCGCCATTTTCAAGATATCTTTCACCTTCTCGATCCCATTCAAGAATCCAACCAGCCATATTAAATCACTCCTTTAATAATATAAACTGAACGCCCAGTGATTTAAACCGGGCGCTGTATAAAACCTATCGAATTTTGTAAATTTTAAATTCATAACTTTCATCCAAATCACGCTATCAGGGTTTGTGTCAATTACAGTTAATGAGTATCTTTTTTTGACATGATACAAATCATCATCGGCTCGAGTATCCTCGACTCCACTAAGATTATAACGAATAGCGGGATATCCCATTTTGACATTATTTGGTGGTTGAAAGTATACGTTTGGTTTAAGCCCCATGGAGGCCATCAGATCACATAGTATATTATGTAATTCCAATCTAGATAGATTGCTTTCCTGCATCATATAGACCTCCGAGACTTAATATTAATCTAGGACGGGCGGGTTCAACACCCGTAACCGTCCATTTTTCGTTTTCATAAACGACATATTTGATTTGTCCATAGTGCGCCCAAAGATTCGTATCGGCGAGTATACTAATGGACACATTCAATGAGAACTCATCATTAACTTCTCCGCCATTTCCTCTTCGGAACCTATTGGATATTACATCGCCGTAATAATTGTGTTCTTCTATTCGATCCTCATTGATTCCGGGAGAAGTTTCAGAATTTATAGCATACCCTATGACGCCATAAAATCTTTTAGCCATTAGGGCTCCTCAGGCTCGCTGTTATCGGTAGAAGGTGTGGCGTTTGAATCATCATTGAACGATTCGATAACAATTGCTGAGAAAGGTACTGTGAGTGCACCAGAGCAACGAGTCTCAATCAGATACTTCTGTTTATTGTAATCGATATCGAAGTCATCAAACATGTTAACTTCACCGCCCTTATCTGCACCTACTGTATAGTCGCCAAGATTAACAATGATGCCCATAAGCGTGTATGTTACGCCGTCGTCCTGACGTGTGCAATTTTCCATAACCGGAACAGTGACAATCGAAGAAACTCTAAGCTTCTTTGCAAGCTTTGCTTCGTCTTCGTACAAGTCTCTGCCAATGTTGTCGGTAAGAAGAAGCATGTCAGTAAGCCAATCTTCAGTAGTGAACAACATCGGGCTGCCAGAACCTCTATAATTCTTTCTAGATTTTACACAAGCGCGAATGAACTTGCGTGCTTTAATTGTGTCGTCGTCTGTAGACTTAAGCGGAATTCTTGCCTGAACGACAAACAGATCTGGATCATCTTTCCAAATAGGAATAATACAATCTTCCTTGATTTTAACTCTTGATGAAGAAGGTCTACCGTCACTAACGAGAATTGCCCTAGCGATTTCCTCATCAAGCTTGCCGCGCATTTCAGTTTTAACCCAAACAACAACATTGAAATCTACGATATCAATAACATCGTCTCTATCAAACTCCTGATGCTTATACACAGTTGTAGGGCCTACACTTCTGCGAAGGAGTGTGAATACTTCATTTTCCTTCTTATCGCCTTTGATGTAACCTCTAGCCCTAGCTTCTTCGCCAGTAATATCGGCAAAGCGAGTCTTTACTTTACTAAACGGAGTGTGATGTACGCCGTTAAGTACTGTAGATACCCAGCCCTGAGGACGATCGATAAACACAGGAGGCGTATTTACAGTATGATCTTCGGGGAACAAATAGTCGATCTGATCGATACCATGCGCCAAAAATGTCTGTCTCATACTCTGGCCATTTTCTTTAGCTTCTGTGATATACGAAGCAATTTCTTCAGCGGAATGCTGCAGACTCTCATTTTGAAGCTCTTCAGTCTGCGTTTCAAATGCGTTAAATGCATGTGCCATGGATTTACCATCCCTTTCTTTATGATTTTCTATAATTAAACCAACAATGATGTTTAATACTTTTTTCTGATCTTCATTTAATGAACTGTATACTTGCTCAACTGTCGCCCCATCAGAGTCTTCGGAATCGTTAGAAGAATGCTTGATTTCTTTGCCGTTTAATGACATCGCTGCGATAACGAATGCCAACTTCTTCTGATCATCGGTAAAGGTATCCCAAATTTCTCCGACTGTTTTTTCGGATTTTTCTGTTTTTGTTTCAGTATCTGCAGCTTCTTTATCTGAATGCTCAATAACGGATTCAGTCTCTGAATTTTCTTCAGTTTCGAACGGATATGCATTATATCCGGAATCATCTATAGAATCCTCATAGTCGAATCCATGCTTAATGATACCTTCTTCTACAGTGATATCCGCATAGTCAGATCCTGCATAAATATATCCATCGTCGCATTCAAATTCTTCATCATAAATATCACTATGCTTTAACACATAGGGCTTATCAATGATAGCCTCGGGATTAGCGCCAGACAGCACCAAACTAAGTTCTCTAATGCAACCATGAAATACTTCTTTTCGATTGGTTTGCTTAAGACGATTTGCATAAATGCTAAATTGAGTTACGTCTCCGTCATGAACACGATTTTTCATCAGTTGTCCATTTTCGCTGTCGTTAAATTTACAGTAGGCATAAACGCCGTCATCTCTATTTTCCAATAGGGCATGACCCAAAATCATATCTGGATTTTTATGATCATGCTGATATACAATAGGGACAACTTTACCATTTTTGATGTCGGAACGAAACGCATTTTTTAATATCGTTCTGCCATCATCGCATTTGACGCCTGATTTAGTAGCCCAACCGGCGCAATCATATTCAAATGCCATGTCGATTATTTTCCCCCTTTATTATGGTAGTTCCAAAAATCTTTAATTATTTGTGAGTAATCTCTTTTTTTGCTTTCTTTTTTTGCTTTATTTTTACTCGCTTTCTTCTTAGAAGTGCTTTTTGTTGATGATTTTTTACT